TAGAGTTATGGGCAAACCACCCCCACAATACCCAGGTTAGATAGGCAATACCAGGCATTAATCAGTTATACATAACATCAGTTATCAGTATAAGGGATCATTTGTCGAGGAGATGTCGGGTATGGGGGGATTTTTTTTGTAGCCCTTCGGGGTTCACCAAAAGAGAATTTTGTAAATAAAAAGACAATTGTCTTAAATTATACTATGAAACAATTGGAAAAAAAGACCAAATTCAACATAAAACAGCTTACAGCTATTGAAAAGATCGCAATAGATCCAGGTTATCATAATACTAAACTTGCTTCTGAGTTAAATGTAAAATCAGAAACGATTAGAAGGTGGAAAAACGATGTAGGCTTTATATCTGCTGTATATGATAGGTTTATGGATATAGCAGGGAAACATATGCCCGATGTTATAATGGCCCAGATAGAAGAAGCTAAAGCAGGTAATACTCAGGCAGCCACATTAGTCTTAAAGCACTTTGGAAAGTTCCAGGATACAATAACAATTAAAATAGAATCACCATTTGATCAGTTTTTAAAGACAAATAATGCAGAGGATGCTGAAATTATAGAAGTAGAAGATGCTATTGAGATTGGTAATAGTTTTGAACTCCCTGAAAAGACAAAAGTAGAGAGAGATCCAATTAATGATCTGCCAAAGACAAGGGTTCGCAGGGAAAATAAGAAATTATCTAAGGCATATAGACAAAAGCAGATTAAACAAAATCGAAGTGAAAGATATGTATGGCTTCAAAGGGCAAAGTCTGTTGGTATTGCCAAACTAGGCCAGGGAAGGCCATCACCTGAGAAGTTAAGGGCATGGCATAATAGTATTATAGAAGCAGAAAAAGTATTTGTCAATGGTGTTTTGTCTGGGAAACAAAAAAGCCCCGATTAAAGGGCTTTTTGTCGATTGTATTTGATTATGGGTTATTTAATTTAAATCCTTCTTCATTTCACCAACTGTTTTTTTACCAAACCATAAATCTCTTTCAACAGGAAGTCCTAATTGACCTCTAACATCTTTTAATTCATTAATGTTAAAGTAACCATATTCGGGTTGGTTATAATTAAGGTTAGAAGTTACGATTCCAAAACAATCACCAGATTCTTGGTCCATTTCAAGTATATACCATGTAAAGCTAGAGTCTGGAGTGAATAGTTTGGCCTGGATAATTGCTTTATCACCCTGTCCATCAGTTTCATATAGATTAGGCATTTTATTTGAGATTGCTTTTGTGATTAGTTTCATTATTTGCTCTCCTTTAATTCATGTTTTAGGTTTGCATTTTCTTGTTTCAATTTTGCAATTTCTTCTTCTTGAAACATAACTTTAGTATCAGACTGTAAAAGAGAATATTCAAGTGATGTAATCTTATCCGAAAGTGCATTAATAACCATTTCATTAGTTGGGGTTGGTACTTGTAAGTTTTTCATTTTCTGCTCCTTGTTTTTATTTAAGTTTCTCATAACACCATATATTACAGGGTTGAATATATACAATGCAAGGTATTTATTATTTTTTTTATTATTTTTATTTTTATTATTTATTATTGTTTTATATTGATTTTATTTAGTAATATTGTTATAGTGGAAATCCTTTATTAAAAAAAAAAGAGGTATATATGGCAGAAAAAATAGGTAGTTGTTTAACTTGTAAGCATTTTACTTGGAAAAAAGTAAATGATACTCCTATGCCTTCAGGAAATTGTAAGGCATTTCCAAATGGTATTCCAATAGAGATACAGTTTGGGGCCGTTTCACATGATAAGCCATTTAAGGGGGATGGTGGTATTAGATATGAAAAATTTGAAAGAGAAGAAAAGAAAATCCCACCAATTAGAGGGATTAATCTTGGATCATAGTAATATTTTTTGTATCAAAAACTATAGTATAAGTATCTGTCGTTAAATCAGGGTCTATACTTCTGAAGCCCATTGGTAAATTAGCATGTCTAATTTCCATTGATTCATAACCTTTTACATTAGTCATAAAATCAGTTAAGACATCACTATAATCTTCCATTTTTATCCAATCATCAAAATTACCAACTAAACCCACTTCATCTACTATTCTAATTACTTTTTCATTTCCAGCATAGTATTCGGTTTCTAAATAATTAAACCATTCTCCTGACAGATTCTCTTGTCCAGCCCTCCTATGTGAACCTTCTAAATTTTTTACATAAAAATCATTTTTTACACCACCCGACTTATTATAGTCTTTCATTCTCGCATCTTTTAATTCTTTAGCTGTATATAAACTCCCATCAGGTTTTGTATATTTGTATTTTTTTTGATGTTTTACTGTAATTTCATCTAATACACCATGTTTTACTTTAGACATAAATTCATGGCCCCTTGTTAAATCATTTACATTGTCTACTTTACCCATTTGTGCATACCAATAATCATTAGACAGAATAGACAAATGCTTTTTAGAATTTACCATAAATGCCCCCATTTTACCATCACCATAACCCTGTGCAACGACTGTATTTCTTGTAAAATATGCACCATTCCCATACAATCTTCCTGTTGATCTTTTAGATAAATCAAATCCAGACTTACCAATACCCTCTAGTGATTTAGATGGAGTCCCATGATATAAAATACCTTCAACTTTGCTATTTTTTGCCCACCTAGATGATTCTTTAGTTGTCATTGATGGTTTCCATGTAGGCTTAGATGTCTTTACTTTAGGTCCAGGCTCTTTTACAGGAGCATCAATCTTCTTTGATGCCTTTCCTGTTGGATCTAAAACACAATAGCAGAACCCCTGACATACGGACCATCCACTTCCTGGTAGTCCTTCAGCTTCCCATCCTGCAAATGTCATTTTTTGACCTGCCCTACCATCACAATCCATACAAACCTTATGTCCACCTACAGCAACCCAAGCAAATTCACCTTTATCAAGATCATAATTTTTGTATTGACCCATTTTAGCAGATTGATTTATCCCATCAACAATACTTGCCTTTGTATCATTTCTTAATTGGCCAAATATTCTTCCACCTGTTCCCATATCATTTGCAAGTGTTTGTTTTATAATTTTTGGGGATGTTCCTGCTTGTTGCATGGTATAAACAGACTTTTCTAGGGAATTACTAAAGGTTTTAACATCATAAACCATCTTATCCATTACCCCTAAAAGCATTGTTTCAACTTCAGGGGGCAATTCATCTAATGATGCTAATACGGAACTAAAATCTTCACCAAATATATCTATAAAATCAGCCAAGTTTCTTCCATGCTGATCTAACCATTAAAGATCTTGATGCAATAGCCTTTTGATATGCAGCTTCACCAGGAAACATTGATTTTGGGATACCAAACCACTCTCTTTTAGGAACTTTTGCACCATGAAACCATTGTTTTTTGTTTGTTTGGGTAAATCCTGTATTGTGATAAGCCCCATAATAAGCCCCTTTTTTACTTTTCCCAGACATTTCTATGATAAATGATTTTTTCGCCCTTGTAGCAGGTATTTTCTTCGTTTTTCGCATATTCCCTGTTCTGTTCAAAGGCTTCTTACCACCTAATGCAACTGTAATAGGCTCTAATGACTTAAAACTTCCACCATCTATATTTTTTCCACTATCAATTCCATCCTGGATTGCTTTATTGATATGATTTCCAACAGTATTAAGATCTTGAACAATAATGGAATCTAATTTGTTTGCTAATTTTTTAAAATTAAAAGTGGATTTCATTCTTACAGGTTTAGGCATTTTTCATAACCTCTTTTCCAAACTTATCTCCAAGTTTGTGAGCATCAATAAATACTTTTACATATTGAGTGAAAAATGTTTCAATAAAATCATAACCATATTGTTCAGGATTCTCTAGAACATCATCCATAGAAGCCTGGGGGATTGGAATTTCTATATCATTCTTTTCCTGTAGCTTGGTTACGAACTCTATTAAAGATTGATCCAGTTTGTTCTTTGGTTGTGCCATTTAGTTTCTCATTTTCTTTTAGTTCAGATTTAGCCTGGTAATCATTCAGATCCTTATTGTATTTCTGCAATAATTTAGCCCTAGTGGTCATATTGTTCTCTAATAACCAAGTATTCCAATCAATTTCATCTTGGACCATCATTGGATACTCGGGTTCATTAAAATCTATACCAAAGTTGGCTGGTAGGTTGAACCCATTTACTAGGGCAATTGTATGTTCCAAATCATATAGGGATCTTTCATGGTGAGCAAAGATTTCCAAATCATCCTGATAATCCTCAAACTTTTCGAGGTCTTTAATTTTTAAAGCTATACCAGAGCTAGGTCGATCTTTATTGTTTTCCGAAAAACTAATATTAAGGTGGTTGTTTTGAGCAACCAACTCTAACATAGCCCTGGCAAGTTTTAAAGCATCACCGACATTGACAGTTGGGGATACAATAGATAAATCTGTTCCTTCAGGCATTACAATAATCTCATCACTACCTGCTCTTTGTATTTTTTCATCCTGATATAATCCTGTTGCAACATATTGGCCGAACATTTGGAATCTCATGCCTAAATTCATCTCTGAAAACAGGATGTTTATCATCTCATTAACTGAGATGATGTCAAATGCAGAATTACAGAAGAAATTGTCTATCTGATGGTCTTTATGGAAAAAGACAAAAGGCATCCTACCATAAGGATTCTCATATCTCTC